AGTAGCCTCAACCCTGACAACACCCTGTGATCCGCTTATCGTTATCTTTGATCCCAGGCTCGTTTCCTCAGAGTAGCTACCACCAGAGGTAGCAGACTGTACCAATATCTGAGGTGTTGTAGCATCAAGCTTGATACTATTTCCTGTCCCAAGTGTAGATACAATCATTCCCTGGCTCATATACCAGTCACCTATATTAGCATTCTCAGCCAGCAGGAGGTTAGTGGCTATGCTTTCAAACTCAGCACCAAACGTATTCCAGTAGCTTGTATTTGTAGGTGTGACACCTGAGAAACTTGTATATGGAGCATCTATCCTGGCAACATAATATGTACTGTTGTACTTTACCACGTCAACACGCTTTGTATTGCCGTAATAGGTCTTAGAACTGCTATAGGTTCCACGGAATACCATAGCTGGGCCTTGCAGTCCCTGTAAGCCCTGAGCACCAGTATCTCCCTTATCACCCTTGTTACCTTTATCGCCTTTATCTCCCTTATCACCTTTTTCTCCCTTTTCGCCCTGTGCTCCAGTTGCACCTGTTGCTCCAGTGTCACCCTTATCTCCTTTGTCACCTTTGTCACCTTTGGCTCCATCAGTACCGTCATAGGGTTTCTGTCTGATAGGTGTTGACCAATTCTGTTTCAGATCATCAGTTTCACCATTGATAACGGCCATTGTCATCCAGAGATATTCATAAGCACCAACAGATGGCATTGTAGTTGACCACCCGCTTGGTGTCCTGGATGTCGTAGATAGAGCAGGAGCCTCAGAAGTGGATCCGTTCTTAGCATAGCGATATTCAACGTAATCACCATTCTTACCGTCAGCTCCTGTAGCACCAGTGTTTCCTGTATCACCTTTGTCACCCTTATCTCCCTTATCGCCTTTGTCACCCTTAGCACCGCTTGATACAACGCTCCAATAGGTTGAATCTGTAGGCGCATGGCCTGAGGATGGTGTGGAATTGATATATCTATAGGTAATGGTCTGAGTGCCATTGTCGTATGATACCTCATCACCCTTATAATAGATATAGTTGGAATTGTAAGAACCTCTGTAAACACCGATGTCCGCAACATCACCAGATCCAGATTGTATCTTCACGTTCTTTAGCGTCAGCTGATTTGCTGCTGTAACGCCATAGTCCAAAGAGCTGCTGCTGTCACCAATACGGAACTTATTACCGTCCAGATCCAGGTAGCTGTTACCGTCTGAGGTGATGATCTTACCAGTGGTGATCGTATTTCCGTTGATCCTGGTAAATCCGTATGTTGATGTAAAATCACGGAATTTGGCTGTAGAATCGTATGATCCTATGATACCAACCTGGAAATAGTAATAGTCACCCTCAGGATCTGCCTTATACTGTGTCTGTGTCACCAGCCATACACCAGTATTGCCATTCTTTGAGCACCTGGCATAAAGGTAGTAACCAGTGGTGTTGCCCATTGTGGTGTCCGATGCTGTCAAAGTCCACTCCCTTACGTTTTCAGCAATCGTAAGATGCAACAGCTTTCCTGCAGTTATCACAATCCTGTTGCCGTTACCTCCATAATTAGGTGTTATCACAACGCCATCCAGGACAAACTGCTGGCTCTTGGATCCTACTGTCAGCATCAAAGTGTCAACGCTCTGAGGTCTGATGTTACCCATGTCGAAATAACCGTCAGGATCAAAGATCATAGATCTCAGTTCCTCAGTGGTTCGCCATCCACGCCTCATCTTTGACAGATCCCTGAGCTGGTTGTTAATAATGATCACCTCATGGTTCTGGGTATCAATGACAGCCTGGGTGTAGATGTCTATAGTGGCAGTGTCTGAGATAGTCAGATTGTAGTCGTGCCTGAGCAACAGGTTACGCTCCACTTTCTGGATCCTGATATTCTTTTGAACACCAAACCTGGTATCTTTCACTGGCACATAGTCACCTGGTTTGAAGATCACAGTGTCGGAATCAGAGGGCATCACCTCCAGGAGCCTCATGCGGTTAAGCTCCAGAGAGTATTGCACCCTGGCTTGTTTCAGCTTTGACAGGTCATCATATCCAGCATACCAGAGATCCTCTTCTGCATTGTCTATGATAGCCTGAGGCATGATAATATCAGTGAGCTTGTATTTGTCACCAGCTGCTATACGGAAAGCCGCTGTATCAGACGTAGGGATCGTAAGTCCACGGCTATCCTGGTATGCCAGGATGGTGAATTTCTTGTTTGTGGCATCATACTTGGTGATCTCAAATTCCTGGTTCGCAAGCAAGCCAGTTATGAATGTCACCTTTGCGCTCACACCATCTACCAGGTGCTCATTGATGTCAAAGTCCATACCAGTGTCATAGAATGACAGAATATCATCATTGACTATGGATGTAACAGTTCCTGTACGTGTAGGGCAAATATCATCATAGAGCTTTGAATCAGCATCCACGCCTATGGTCTGGGAGAGTGTCGCATCTTCAATATAGCGGGCATTCTCGGAGGTTATACCGATGTACTCAGAATTGGCTGCAATGACGGTTCCATCGGATAGCGTGTGGGCATTCTTATTCTTGCGCCTCAGTGGAAGCTGTAGCCTCATGGCATAGTTCCTGTAGCCTGTAGGCAGATTGGAAGTACCACCCTCAACCCACAGCCTGGTCTTGATTGATTTGTCATCAACCTTATTCTCTTTGAGTGAATACAGTCCCTTTCCACGTCCCCACTCAAAATAGTCCGATCCATCAGGAGGTGTGATCACGGATCCGAAAGTGCCTATCTGGATGGTACGCACGCCATCAGATTCTGTGATCCTGAAATCAACATTGAATTTCTGGCATACCTGTTGCAACACCTCCAGGCAGTTGTTACAGCTGAACTGGAAAGGTATAGGATCCTTATCTGGGCATCCTGTCTCATTGAACACCCACCATCCTGGATAGTCATGGCTGACATTGTAGATCAGCACCCTTATATAGTCTTTGAGGGTGTACACCAGATCGAATGTGGATGTGGTAGAGTTACCGTTAGCATCCATATCCCTGTATGAGGTTTTCATCAGGTCATAAAGCACACCGTAGAAAACGGCATCATACATGAAAGAACCGTCTGATGTAAGCTCCCTGTTCACCTTTGTACGGATATAGTAACTGTCACCGTTCACCAGGATCTTATCACCCTTATCAAAGGTAAGCACATCCCTGGAAACAATACTCAGCGTCACCGTATCTATACCTGTCAGGCTCTTGCTTTGTGTAGCTGATTTGACAGTTCTGAAAGGCTCCTTACTGAATAGGTTTACCTGTGTACCGTTCCTTTTTATCAAAGTAATCTGCTCCATACTGTAGTAAAGTTAGAAGTGAAAGATGTGAAGTCGTTAGGCTCACCTGTAATGATCACGTAGTTTGAAGATACGCTGTGTGATACCGTCTGGCTTACGTCATTGCCGCTCACACCGAAAGCATGAGTACCGTCACCCCAGTAGATGTTTACAGGTGATTTGCTCTTGATGGTGATCGAGCAAGTGCCATTGCCATAAAGCACCCTCTTCACTGGCTCTGGCTCAATGAGCCTCAGCGTGAATGTGCCCACGCATTTGTTCTGATGTGAGAAATCAGGAACCAGGCTCACCTCATCCTTACAGATCACCTCATACACCAGGGCTTTGTCACCAGCCATTATCCTAAGCCTCAGCGTCCTGTTTGCTATCAGCAGTGAAAAGAACGTAAGAGCCTTATTCAGTAGCTCTGGGAATGTATTGGCCTCCATGATACATTTCAGCTGTATGGTACGCTCCTGGTATCTCACACCGTCCTGATGGTAGTCCAAACCGTCAGCAGTCCCCCAGTCGTATGTCAGAGGATCCTTTATCTGAGGTATGGTAGTGATACCGTTTGACGCTTGAACATAAACGCCATAACCCAGGAAATTGTGCTCATCCAGGAAATAGCTTACCGAATCAGCAGAGGATGGGTTTGCCGTACTCCATGATCCTGATGGGCGTGTAGGATGTGGCACTTTCAGTTTCAGCGTGAACTTTCCCACAAACTCACCTGGCATCCATGCCTTTTCAATGTCAACGGAATCCTTACAGAGCACAGAGAAAGCAATAGAGGTGTGGCTGGTTGTAGTACCAGCCCACACCGTCAGAGTGTGCTCCTGTGAATCAGCAAATTTACCAAGGAAATTGTTGGCCTTTGTGATATAGTCACTGAATCCGATGGCATCAATGAAGCATCTCAGCTGTAGGGTAGCCTCTTTGTAATATACGCTTGAAAGGTCATAGACTGTACCGTGTGCAAATAGCCAGTCATCAGACAGCAGATCTTTCATGGCTGGTTTGCAAACCACACCATTAGACGCTTGCACATACACCCCATAGGTGGAAAAGTCCGTACCATCAATATAGTATTTTACATCAGCTTCTGCCATACAACAATATCATTGGTAGTCAGGTTTTCAATATCCTCAATGTTTCCAGAAACGATAATGTCATACACACCAGCATTAGCATAGGTATGGGTAACTGTCTGGTTAGTACCGACAATTCCCCTGGTAAATTCACCGTCACCCCAGCTGATCGCCAGCTTCTTTGCAGTCGTTACCGTTATGCTACTCTGGCTGTTGGCTGTAGATCCTATGTGCCTGAGCACCATCTTTACAGGATCAGGCTCTTCAAGGTTGAGTGTGAATGTACCCACCATCGTTTTTTCCTCATACTTTGGGAAAGTCTTATCTGGATCAGCACCCTCCAGCATCATCACATCATATACAAGCGGCTTGGTGCTACCATTATACTCAACTTTGAGCCTCCTTGTTCCCTTTAAGCGGAATTGCTCAAAGAAGTGATCCATCCATTCAATGAAAGCAGATCTGCTATGAGCCTCAATGAAGCATTCCAGCGAGATCTTACGCTCCTTATAGCGCACATAGTTGTAATCGTAAGCACGTCCATGATAGGTGTCATACTCAGCGGTTGCACCCTCCTTACGCTCCAGCTGACCAACCAGGCCATTAGCCTTGCTGACATACACACCGAACTCTTTGAAGTTGATACCATTGATATAGTACTCAACATCCGTTTTGTCTGTTGTGATCTCAGCAATCTCTTCAAGTGACACAGCCCTGTTATACATAGCCACCTCATCAATGAGCGTCTTTGTGCCAGCCATCAGCTGCTGATCATTCAGCGAAAGGCCAACAGGAACCTCACTAAGGAATAGCGAATAAACCAGTGTAAGATCTTTATAAACGAAAAAGTTGCTTTCTTTCTTCTGGAATACCAGTGAGATCCATTTTCCTGGCTCCACGTCTATCCAGTGCTCCTGATAATTGTCAGTACCATTGAAATTCAACAGCCATCCCAACCTGTCATTAACAGGCAAAACATACAGGATCAGCGTAAAGCTGCCACTGAAAGGAATAGCCCTGGCTGTCTGTGCGCTGCCAGAATTAGCCTCGAAAGACTTTCCTTTCACAGCATTCCTTGAAAAACAGGCATCACCAGATAGCACAGCATCTTTTCGGCTGCTTGAATAGTCGTAAGCAACACCACCACCGTCTGGATCATCAAACGGAAGATATAAAATCAAACCATCTTCTTTCATAACTAATATGTTTTTTTGTTTATTGATTTAACTTTTATCCCAGAGCCGATACATTCTACCTGGGCATCACCGTATCTGTTCACCATCACCTGGGCGTTACCACCAGCCACGGCCACTACCAGGTGTGAATGATCAAAAGCGTCTATAGTAAGGATCGCATGATCTGAGACGTTCACCGCTGCCTCAGTGCCATGCCTGGCATAGATCCTGGAAACACTGTACTCATCGTATTCCAGGAAAGCCCTGCAGTCACCGTTAAGCACCACGTCAGGCACATTCCTCAGCCCCTTGATCTCATCATCTACATAAGCCCCGAAAGGCTCACTTTTACCCTTGAAATTCTCTCTCATAAACTCCAGTGTCGGATAGTCATTCTTGATACAGAAATCTATCCCACGGATGAAGAGCCTCACCATCTTCTCTATGGTGTCACTCCTGTCAAGCAAGCCCTGGTACTGTGAGCACAGTCCCTTTGCCCTGCCATCCATTATCAGCTGTCTGTTAAGTTCCATACGCTATACTGTTTTATGATATTCCCTGTGACAAAAGCGGATTGCCATGGTTAGCCAGGCTATTCACCGTTTTCTTGATCTCACGTAGCTCTGTTACCGTATTCTCAGTGTTGGTGCTGATAGCTGCCTGGTACAACAGGTGCTGCCTCATCATCACCAGCAGATCACTCTGATTGATAACCACGGCATTCAAACGACCTGCCACTATACCACCAGTTTCCTCACTCATACCCTGTACGGCTCCTGTGAGGGCATCACCAGCCTTTTCCTCAGTATTGCGGATCCAGTCACCCAGGCCGTTCAAGGCATCATTGAAGAGATTACCAGCCTGGCTTACCATTGCCTCAAATTTTGCCTTTTCTGCGTCACTCAGCTGACTATCACTCATAGCATCACCCAGGTATTCAACGGCATCATTGATACCCTTAGCCAGGAACTGCCTTTTAAGAGCTTCGATAACGGCATTCCTCAGCACGTCCTTTGTTTTCTTACCAAGGGCTTCTGCTGCATCACCTCCCTGATCATAAGCCTCTACCAAGGCATCGGCAAACTCATCAATGGCAGACTTTACATCAGTGCCAGCAAGGGTTTCGATCATGGTTCTACCCATGTCATCAATCTCAGTGTCTATATCCTTGATCTTCTCTTCCCACTGGGTGATCTTATCCCAGTCGGTATCTTTCTTATCCTTTTCGCTCTCGATCTGCTCACGGATCATTACCTGCTGTTTCCTCAGGTTCTCGATCTGTAACTGCTGGAGGCTGAACATATCACCAGTACGCTGTGCTTTCTCCAGCTCATAGCGGAGATCCTTAATCTGCTTCGTAAGCTCAGAGTACTTACGCATATTAAAAGCTTTCATTGCAAGAGCTGCCTCATCCTCCAAAACCTTGATCTGATCCTGGATAGCCTGTACACGCTTTTTATAAGCCTCTTCCTCCTGGTCACTGAATACCCAGTAGGTGTGCTCATAGGCATTCTGTAGGCGTTTCAGCGATCCCTCCAGCTTATCAACCTCACGCTGTATGGCCTGGATGTGCTCTTCAAGCTCATCATCATTGTTAAACAGCCCTGCTATGAAGTTGATGGCCTGGAGTGCAATACTGATGGCTGCAAGAATAGCGGATCCTTTCTCTGCTGTCTGAATAGCCTCAGCCATAGCCACACCAGCCGTTGCTATACCAGAAAGGGTGCTGATCACTGACTTACCAGTATCACCAAGTATATCAGACAGTACAGAGCAACTATCAATAGCATCATCCACGAAGTCAAAGCAAGCCTTTGTAGCTTCACTCAGATTGCTCCAGTCTGTCTTGATCTGCTTAGCCGTTTTCTTAGATCCTTCCTGTTCTTTCTTGAATACGTTGGATAGAGCTGTACCAAGAGCCTTGAACGGATTGGTGTCAAGCACCTTTTTCTTAGCCTCATCCAGTTTGTCAAGCACTGCTTTCATGTCTGATGGATTCAGTTTAAGATCAGCCGTACTCATCTTTTTCTGGATTTCCTTGATCAGCTTATCTATCTGTTCAACAGTGAGGCTGTCGAGATCTTCAAACAGGTTTTTCCAGCTCTCAGTCTGCATCAGCATCTGAGCGTTGAGGGCTGAAAGTGCCTCATTCTCTCCCTGGGTGATCAGAGCCACACGGTCACTCATACCCAGCTTTTCTGCCTCAGTCCTGAGTGCCTGGTACTGCTTTGTGATCTCCAGCTTCTTTTCCTCATAGGTCTTATAGTTTTCAAACACCTCCTGGCTCAGCTGGTTCTGTAGATCAGTTTCCTGGTTATTGAGTGCCAGGTTAGCAGAGGCATTCTCATCAGTGGTAAGATGGAACTCACCATTTGCCAGGCGATCCCTCAGATCTGCCACTGCCTGTAGCTTCTGTGCAAGCGTCTGAGCCTGTTTGATACTCTGGGCGAGTGATTCCTTGAACTTATCCATACCAGACTTGTTTCCTGTCAGCTCATCCATCTGCATCTTCAAGGCATTGAGGGCGTTTGCATCACCAGCCGTAAAGTCTTTGGGCTGTGCCTGTTTCTTTGCCTCCAGCTGTGAGATCTGGCTGTTTATCCATCCTATAAAGCTGGATCCCTCAGAAAGCAAGCTCTTGAAATGGGTGTCTGCTACATCCTGACCCACATTCCTTACCCAGTTGAAGTAAGCCTCATACTGCTGCTTCTTATAGGCGATCTCACCGTCAAAGAGCTTGATACTCTCAGTGTCATAGGATCTGTTAGCAAGCTTGCGCCTTTCCTCAAATGATTGCTTCTCAGAATCAGAAAGCCCTCCCTTTCCAGCTTTCTTGCGTGCTTTCTCCAGCTCCTTTTCCTCTTTGTTGATACGGTCAAGCTCCATCTGGTGCTGTAGATCCAGGGTGGCCTTACGCTTTGCATAGCCCTCTTCCATGACAGCTATACGTGCCTCTTCCAGCTTACGCTGTGCCTCCAGCTGCTTTTCACTAAGTGAATTTACACTGTCATCTACATTCTTATCACCTTTGGTTTTCTTACCTGTGAGGGCTGCAAGATCACTGTTGGCCTGTAACAGTTCTTTCTGTTTGTCTGCTATGGCCTTAGCAAGGTTCTCATCCACTACCTTACCAGCCCTCATGTCAGCTATCTCCTTATTGATCTTCTTAACCTTTGCCTCAGCCTCAGCAACCTGTTCTGCATAGGTCTTGATCTTCTTAGTGGATGTGTCTGTGGCTACTGTAGAATTGTTGATCTCAGTGGTAAGCTCATTGATCGTACCGTTCAACTCTGTAAGCTCATCATCTGTTTTCTTCAACTCTTCACGGATCTTGTTTGCCCTGGTGTTTCCATATACACCACCTGTTGACATAGCAAGGTCATTCTCATCAGCCTCAGCCCCTGCCAGGTCTTTCAGGCTTGCTTTCTTGGTCTTTTCAAGCTGCCTCTTTTTCTTGTAAGCTGCCTCCAGTTCCTCCTGTGCTGCTTTCAGCTTGATCTGCTTTTCAAGGGAAACCAGGTAGTCATCAATGGCCTTTTTGTTGTCACGGATGATCTTACCCTCCTTTGACAGCTCAGCATTATACTCAGGTATGATCTCTTTGAGATCCTTATAAGCCTTTTTCTTTTGCTCATAGGAGGCGTTACTATCTTCCATCACCTTACGCAAGGCATCAACCTTAGCGGCCTGTGTATTGAAGTCATCAGAAGCCTTTTTGAGGGCGTTATCCAGGCTCACGGTTTGCTCTGTCACCTCAACCTCTTCTTTCCTGAACATCAAGAAAGCAGAATAGAGCAATCCAGCAAGTGTTACAAGCCATCCTATAGGGTTGGCTTTCATGGTTGCCCAGAGTGTAGTCAAAGCCATCCTCAGCCTTGCTGTAGCCACTGAAAGAACGTTGGTTGCAACAGTCTGAGCGTTCTTTGCCGTTGTGTCTGTTACGGATGCTGCTGTGGCTCCCTTTGTGGCTGTTATCTCCAGTATCTTTTTCTTGGTGTAGAAGTCTGTAGAAGCTGCCAGGGCGTTCTTTCTGGCTATTGCCGCATTATCCTGAGCACCCTCCAGTTTCTTCTGTGCTGTGGCAATGGCAGAGGCATCACCAGACTGCCTAACCCAATATAGCTCATAACGTGCTGCCTCAGCCTTTTGCATGGCGGCTACAGCTGTCTGCTTTGCCTGTTCCATACGTTTGGCTGCTGCACTCACCTCAGTACGCATAGCTGCCAGCTCAGCTGCTGCCTTTTCCCTGGTAGCTGCTGTGGCTGTGCGCTTAGCTGCCACCTCCTGGTCAAGTGCTGCTCTGTAAACAGCACTCTTTGATGACAGATCCAGTTTCTGTAGTGACAGCTTCTGATCAACTGTGAGCACTTGTAAGGCTGCTGCCTCATAGTTCTTAGAGCTGGTGGTAAGTCCCAGGTTGGAAAGGTATTCCTGCTGCTGTGCTGTCAGTAGGCTCTGGATGGTAGCCACCCTCAGACGCTTCTTAACCTCAGCGATCTCTTCTGCTGTCAGCTCAGCCTCCAGGGATGCAACATAAGCCTGGTTAGCTGCTGTCATCTGCTTCTGCTGGGCTGCAACCTGACCTGTTGCCAGAGCCTCAGCCCTCATCAGAGTGATCTTAGCCTGTCTTACCGTGTTGTCGATCAGAGCAACACCAGTATAGCCCTTTGTCGCAAGAGTATTCAGTACAATAGCGGCCTTATATGATCCGTATGCTACAGTAATAGCTTTCAGGATGTCAAGTATCTGCTGGTAGTGCTCAACCAGGTATGTGGCACTGCTGATAGCTCCAGCAAATGTGTCCTGGTTAGCCTTACCTATATCATTCAGCATAGTGTCCCAGGCATCTTCCAGATTGGAGATCATACCTGTGAGGGATGCTGACTGCTTTTCCATGAGGTTGTAGAATTGGCCTCCCTGGTCTGTCATGCTCCTGAGCACCTTTTCAACCTCTGGGAAACCGATCTTTCCAGCAGAAACCATATTGTTGATCTCTTCTGCTGTCACACCGTACATCTTAGCCAGTTCCTTAACCAGTGGAATACCACGGCCTGTAAACTGCCTAACGTCCTGTGCATACAATCGGCCTTGCACCATTGTAGTACCATACAGGTACACTATATCATTGAGTGGGATGGATAGTCCAGAGGCGATATTTCCAAGCCTTACAAGCGTATCATTCACTTTGTCGGCTGATTCACCATAAGCCAGGAGCTGCTTTGCGCCTCCAGCAACACCCGCAAGGTCAAACGGTGTCTTTGCGGCTGTCTGGATCATCTGATTCATAAGCTGGCTGGCCTTTTGCTCACTACCAAGCATGGTAGTAAAGGCTATCTCCAGCTGCTGGAATTGGCCTCGTACCTGTACTATACTCTGTATCAAGCCCATCATTCCCTGGCCTACCAGGTAAGCCTGTATATACATGGCTCCTTTCTGGGCAAAGTCCAGAATACTCTGTTCCATGTCATCAGCTTCCATCTGTATGTTAGTGGAAACCTGCCTGAAATGCCTATCCATTGCCTCAGCAGAGACATTGAAATCATCTATGTCAAGTGAGGCCGCAAAGCCTAATGCTCCATTGATATTCTCCATCACATCATATTATCTATGTATTTCTTAATGGCCTCTTCCGAATCAAGGGAAATGTTTATTTCACCATCGTCATCATGGCCTTTACTATCCTTTGGCCTGGCAGCATCAGCTATGAAAAGCTGAACATTCAGCCAGTTTATGCCCCAGAGCAAGTAATCGTAAGTCCATCCGAAAGCCTTGCAGATCTCACCACGATTACCCCACGGACTGTTAAGCCCTATTATTTCTCTATCAGATTTGCCCTGGGTTTCGGTTTCGTTGTCCCGATCTCCCTTATTGATCTGATAGAGGCCGTAAAACCCCCAGGATTCATCATCTGGCTTATTACGTCAGAGAGACGTTTAAGGCGGTTTACGCTCAGGTTGTCTATAAAGAACTCTTTGAGCTGTCTCACCTCATGGCTGGAGGCATCAGAAACGGATGGATTATTGATGACTGCAACAGCGGCTATCTCTGCCATAATACCTATATACTTGAATAGCTTCTTGCCCTCCTGCTGTGGGAGTTCATTCAGCTTTTCCTCATCATATTCCATCTGTAGGTACAGGCTCCTGATCCTGTCAATGGTTCCCAGATAGAGGGGTGTAATGCGGAAATGCCTTACATAAACCTGGATCAGCTCCTTTTTGTCTGTATCTGGCAGATCTTCCAGCGTAACGTCCCAGTCCTTTGGGATCCGCTTATCCCTCCATACTATAAGATGATCAGGGAAATGCCTGTTCCACCAGGCGATCCTCTTAGGCTGATTCACTGGGTTAATTTTCAATGGAACATTGAACTTAACACCCATGTCAATGAGTGCCTGGATCGCTTTCTCTTCGATCTCCAGCCTTTCCTCACGTGTTAGTTCCTGTGGCTGTTCCTGGGTTTCCTGTTGCTTTATATCTTCCATCGCTTTCTGTCTTTTTAATCAAGAAAGCCCCCTAAACCGTTATAGGGGATAGGAGGCTTTCCAATAGTCTTATCAATGATTATTCACATGATGCTCATTAACTTACAGGAGCGTAGGTAATGGCAGATGTGGTCTCAGCTGTCACATCCAGCAAGGTGATACCCTTTGCCGAATAGGTGGCATTGATCTTTGCAGAAACTGATGAGGTTGCAATAGTCAGCTTCAAGCCCTGTACAGGCTCAACCTCAAACTTCATCTGGATCTGCTCAGCAGTCTCACTCTCGGTATATGATCCCGATGTTACAGTACCGCCCATGAAAGCGGCCATTTCATCAGGTGTGGGATCCATGATGGAGAACTGGAGAGTATGACCCTCCTTAGTAGCCATCACAATACGCTTGGTAGAGGTCTCTGACTTGTGCTCAGTAACAGTGGGATCCTTTGTTACAAAGGTTGCACTATCCTGGTACACATCAGTAACGTCTGTGAGCGTTCCAGGAGTACCGTTGGTGATCTTAGCATACTTGATGCTCTTCACACCCATTGTTGCATTAATTGTAGGCATAACCGTAATACATTTTTAATTGTTAATTACTTTTCTTTTCTCTTACTGTGATCTCCAGTGCAAGTGATACAAAGTGCTCGTTTTGGCCTGGTTCCTTGATAGGAGGATCTAAAGCCCCAATAGTCCAGTTCCAGCCAGTCCCGCTCTCATAGTGGGATTTGAGCACGTCAATCACGGCTTTCTTTATGGCAATGAGCCTGGGAAAGTTTGTCACGTAAACAGGCTGTTTACCAGACTTCTTAACCAGATCAGGCACATGGATATTTACTTTCACCTGGCCGTTACGCACGGATCCCTCACCCTCGATGGTATGTGGGACAATGATCACATCCTCTTTGGTGTAGTCGTTTCTCTCATAGCCTATTTCACCAGAGATCATGCTTTTCACTTCACTCTCCTGGAGCAAGTTGTAAGCAACCGTTGCTATTTCCTCAGTCGTAATCATAACAGGTTTCCGAATTGTTCATTTGCCTTTTTCGTTGCCAGGGCTTTCAGCTTTTGCACTGTAGCTGGGAAATCATTCATGGCTTTCAGCTGTGCTGGTAGGATCACGTTGTACCCCTTTGCTTCCACGTAGGCGGCATAGTTCATACCCGCAACTATGATGAGTGAGAAAGAGTTTGGGAGCGTTGCAGCCATCTGCTGTGCTACTTTCAGCCCCTCAGCGGCTCCCTCTCCAGGCTGGTTTTCCCCACCATAAGTTAGGATCTTACCCTGCCTAACCACCGCATAACCAATGGAGTTTGTGAGGTTGCCTGTCTGATCCTGGTAATTGTGCCTTTCCTTAGCGTACTTAGCAAGCTCTTCACCAAGGTACTGTAGCATGAAAACGGTGGCTTTTTCCAGTCTCACCTGAAAGGCTTTGACCTGAGCCGCTACAGCCCCATTACCAAACTTAGGCTTTATCCCCATATCTCAAAGTATCTTCTCTGATTCTCCGTGCCTATGACAGTGAACTGATCGACAGTACCATCTTCCAGTGTGATCTCTACCTCTGTACCAATGGTGATCTGATCACCCTTGAAAGGCTTCATCACAAACAGGCTGTAGGTATAGGAATGGGTTTGGCCATCCGTTCCCACATACTGCTTAGCTGGAGCGTACTTATCAATCTGGCACATACCAGCATCTACCCATTCAGCCGAACCCTCACCACCGACATAGAAACCTGTCTGCGGATCCTTTTCAGGCTCTGCCTGGTTACGATACTTGAAAGTGCCGTTCCATCTACCCATAGCCTACCATCTATTAGATCCATCCTCAACAGAGGGCACTTCAACGAAATCCTCAACATCCAGGCCGTTTTCATTTGCCAGATCCTTAATGCGCTTTTCAAGCTCTTCTGTCTTATAGCCCTGTGAGCTTTTGCCCATGCTGTCAGAGGAAAGAACTATCAAACGCCTCAGGACTGTGATTGCGGCCTTTGCCACGGCCTTTTTATCGGCAATGGTGTATTCTTCATCAAAACCAGTAATACCAGCGTCAATGAGGCTCTTTTTCAGAGCGGCTGGGCTGGGTGTATATGGATCCAGCTCACCGATCAGAGCGTCAAGTTTCGTGTAAGTGTCTGCCATAAGGATTTACTCTTTAGTTGAAAGCTTCTCAGCCAGAGCTGCTTTCTGATCATCAGTCAGCTCACCGATTTTCTTAGTGAGGCCATTCACACCAGCGTTAGGCGCAAACATCACTCCTATAGAAATCAGGGCATCCTTAATGACCTGGAGATCGTAATCCTTACCATCGAAAGCTACAGTAGTAGGCTTACCGTTGTCACCACCGCCAGCGTTACCAGTCTTACCAGCACCGCCAGGATTGTTGATCACTGGCTCATCCTCTTCTATTGCAGTCTCAACCTTTACGATCTCAGCAAGCCCACGGCTTACCAGATTGTTCACACGCTTCACATCCTGGATCTCCAGGGTATCACCCTTGGAGTGAACGGTCTTATGATCCGTTACACTCCTAAAGGTGACAAGAACCATCAGTATGAAATTAACTCTGACTTTCATAACCTTTCAGTTTAGCCCTCAGGGATTGCGTCCAAAGAGGGTGCTGTGCCATTGTCATACTCATACTTAGTCCAGTACATACGCTCATTGCCGTCAACAGGGGGAACTGTCTTTTCAACAAAGCCACGTACCTGGATACAGATGATAGCGTCTATCTCAGTGATCAGAGGCAACAGACGTGCAGATCCCTGAGTGAACTCAGCAGCTACCTGGTTAGTGGATTCACCTGTACGCCACTTAGCGATACGAATACCGTTACCAGCGTTCATGTAGTCCACATTCTCCTCTTCCATCAACTCGCTATCCTCAATGGCGGGCTGGATCTCACCGATCTTACCAGCGGGCTTGATAGCAATAAAGTTGTGGTTCCAGGGATCCAGGGTGCTACGTGCTCCATCACGATCAATGGCAAACTTGCGGGTGATAACTGTGATCTGTGGGATCTGGTTCTCTGTCAGGAGAGCCTTCATCTCACTCTCAGTAACCACCTGAGCCTGTTTGTCAGTACCATGAGCCAGGAGCCTTGTAGTAGCATCCATGCGAAGCCAGAAGTACAGATCCTGGCTCATCAGGATCTCACCAGGCTCAATACCACGGTTGCGAAGCTCAGCACAGATCATAGCCAGCATCAGGATAGGCTGTACCTTTCCAGCGGCTGTGTTGGCTGTAGTCCAGTTGAAAGCTGCCATGAGCTTGTTCTGCTCACCCATGAGGTAGTCAACCTCATACTTACGGCCACCAGGGTTGTTGATGTCAGGAGTGAACTGACAAACACCCCAGTTAGACATGATGGTAAGAACAATGAAGTCCATAACATCCTTACAGCCCAGATAGGCATCCTGAACGTCATGCTTCAAGGTCTTTTCGATCTGCCTTACCTTATCGGCTTCTTTCAGGCGTGGGTTCTCATAAATCTCCAGGAGCTTACGATAGTCCCTTGCTGGCATCGGGAACTTGTGACCCACACGTGGGATCTCCTTAGTCCAGATGTCGAAACCGTCAGAACGCCTCAATGGGGTTGGTGATTCGTCACCAATCAGGGTAGCCATGAAGCGGATCCTGTACTTACCTACGATAGCCTCAGCTGTCAGGCTCATCTGTGGGGTGTTCCAGTCAAACCACTCATCGCAGTACATCTTCTGGAACAAAGCCACCTCACGCTCAGAGGCTTTATCAAAAGTTTTCCTCCAGGTAGCCAGGAGGTCAAGGGGAGCACCATTCTTGTGCAAGCCCTTGAATGATTGGAAAATTGATACCATATCTTAATCGCTTTAAATGGTTAGAACGACTGAGACAGTTTAACGTGCGGATTTCCAGCCAGAGCCATGCCAGAGGCATCTTTCTGACTTGCGGGGATCTTAGGCACACGTCTCTCCAGGAGAGCGTATTGCATAGTATCAGCGCACACGTCAATGGCGGTCTCAAACTCATCTACCTCCACATCCTTGATCGTTACGGCATTACCAACGACCTCAGCAGCAGCAGCCTGAGAGGTTGCAGCCTTTGTTGATGTGGTAGCATCGGCAAACACCTTAACCAGCTGATCACCAACAGCAGCAGCTGTAGGATCTGATGCCAGAACCAGCTTTCCGCTTACAGGATCGTAAGAGGTAACGGCAATGGCGTTGGCAATGAGAGCACCACTTGCAAGCGGATAGTTCATCACCTTATCACCAGCTTTGAGATCAAGCCCAGGAGTAACTACATAGATGTGATCGCTGTCACCATGAGTAACCATGATACCAGCAACAACCTCAGCAGAGGCAGCAGAAACCACCTCTTCCAGAGTATCACCTACAGCCAGTCCAGTAATGGCTGAACTGAGGGTAACTACATACGTGCTCTTCGTCTTGTTAATGGCAGAGATAGAGATAGCATCGGCAAAAGCACCAGAGATAGCACCAGCCTTTGCGACCTTATCACCAACACAGAAAACAGGCTTGAAGAACTCGGCAACACGCAGAGACACCTTAGTGTTGTCATCTGCATCAATGGCAATAACCTCAGCGGTTTTCAGGATCTTCACCGTTCTGGTCTGCTCATCGAACTTGGCAACAGTACCAATGGGGATCACGTCACCCACATTGAAATGCTGGTTTACCACGTCCAGATTGAAACCACCAGGTACGATACTGGGAGAGCCTGTAAACACTGGGCGTTGGCCAGTGAATGAATCGGTCTTACGTTTCATCTTCTTACTTATTTAACTGTTATTGACTCCAGCAAGCTATCAGCAGCCTCATCTACTTGCTTTTCACTTGCCACTTTCTTACCCTCTGGTTCCTCAGTTTCAAGTCCGTTGGTGATCAAACCCTGCTTGAAATTCTTGATGGATTCCTCAGGATCATCACCCTCAGCAATAGACTTTGCCAGCGTATCACGCAGATACGAGGGGATCTTGTGGGTTTCCATCAGCTTCTGGATGTTAGCACTACGCTCACCCTTAGCCTTTTCGCCTCTCAGGGTTTCCAGCTCCTTACGCTGATCGTCCATCTGCTTCTGCATCTTTTTGAGCATCTTCATGTACGGATCCTTTTTGCCACCTTTCTTAGCGGCTGGATCATCGTCCACGTCATCTGGATCGTCATCGTCATCGTCTGGATCGTCATCATCATCAGAATCCTTGCGCTGGGGATTCTTTTTCTTGAAAGCATCTACCCACCTGGAGCTTTCGCCCTGGCTTTCCTTAGCCACGTCAGCCACCAGGTTTGCAGTCGTTTCAATCGCTGCCTCATCAGTAGAATCATCCTCAATGCTGCCACCGAGTTTTTCGGTTATCGCTTTAAGGTACTTCTCTGAAAGTCCAGTGTCCTTGCACAGACTTTTAACCTTTTCAAAGAGTTTTTTGTTCATAATTAAGTTGCATTTTATATAAAAATCGGTGCAAATATAAGAAAATATTTTGTGATGTGTTTGGTAAACACAGATAAAATTTACTAAGTAAAATGGTTAAATCTTCTTAAAAATACGTTTACTTGGTGAATTTTTCGCCCAAAAACTTTGTTATTTCGGAAATAGTCCTTATATTTGCACTGTGTTTAGCAAACACACCAAATGCAACAATAAAAAGATTTCAGATTATGACAAAGTTAGAATTTACACAGAGAACGGAAATTGAACCCACTGATGATGAGTTCAAGAGTATCAATGAAATGTACCTGGAGGCTGGTGACATGGATAAGGATGTGTTCTGCCAGGATTTCAAGGAACATAAGGATAGCAAGCTGCTTGGAGTTTTCTTTAGACAGGCTGAAAACCTGAAAGACAAGCTGGATGCTATGAGAGACGAAAGATCCATCCTGGTTGATTTCCTCCTGGAGAGAGCACAGTGCTTTGGTGACATTGAGCTGCTTAACAAAGCTAT